CTGTTATTGCGACGCAATTAGGATCGAGAAGGCTGTGTGTCGTCACGAAACACGCAGAGCTACTGTCTGACAAAAGCTTTGATCAGACGGCAGACCAGCATCAGGCATCTTACGTCCGGATGCGCCTGTTGGGGAAAAAGGATTCGCATGGGAGACAGCGCATTACGCTTGATGAGTTAGAGGCCATCAGCACGCTGTGGAAAAAATGGCAGAAGAGAACGTATCGCCCGTGCAAACACTGCGCGACGGAAATGGAAATTTCTCTGATGGAGACCGGCCACCAAGCGCATAGGAAGTTTTGCAGTGATAAGTGCAGACAGGCGACGTATGACGGAAGGGTTCGGGCGGCGAAAAAATTATTTGCAGCAGGAAAGCCGATTGTTCACATCGCAGCCGTGACCGAGACGCCCACGAAAACGGTCGAAAAGTGGATGGAGAAATGGTCAGTGGTATGATTGAAAAGGGCTGGTATTGGTATTGGATGAAGCTGAAATGGTGGTGGAATCTCCATCCCGCCGACCGGTATTTGATGAAACAGCGGATTGATGTGAGTACACGAAAGCTCCCTCCGGATGACGGACACCTTTAACCCGCCGAAGTTAATCATGGCAACGAGACGTGCGAGGCAGTCAGACGAAGGCTATCGGTGTGCCAGATGCGGAAAGCCGCGGCTGAAAGGCCATCAGGTGAAATGGGTCGAATGCGCCGATGGATTGGATGATTTTTTGGGGACGGAACCCCGACGCGAAGCCGTCTGCCTGACGGACTGCGAAAAGGAGGACAAATGACAGCACACGAAGAAAACCCCCTCACCAACTGGACGGGGTCGGAATGGCTCACACGGGATGAACGCTGGTATATCAACGGGATCGGCTATCGTGAACACAAATTTCACCGCATGGGACGTGTCCTGAAAAGTGAGCGTCCCAAAGCCCGACGTGGACCGCTAGTGGCGCGCCGCGTGAGAGAATTAGAAGCCTATCTTGCGTCCCTTCCCGACCGGACACGATGGGGGACCGTCGATAAGTATGATATTCTCCAATATGCCAAAGACGCCCTTTTGGAGGCACGCCAGAAACTGGCCGCAGTGAGCGGGTAATGGGCGGGGCATCCTCTCTCCCGCCAAAAAAGCGCACGTGGAAAGCGTGTAATCGCACCCCCACCGGGGAGATGGCGTGCGCGTTTGGCATTCGCTTTGAAGATCATTACAATGGGCGTGGCTGCCCGCAGTGTGATGCGTATGCCGAAGGGCAAGAGCTGTTTGATTTTGAGGAGGACGACTAAATGGGTGCCCCGATTGATCTCGGCTATACGCCGCGTCCGCAGCAACTCGCCTTGCATACCGCGCTGGAACAGTCGCGCTGGGTGGTCGCCGTCTGTCATCGCAGGATGGGGAAAACTGTCTGCGCGATTAACCATGTCATCTTCTCCGCGCTCGAATCAAAAATGGAGCGGCCCCGATACGCCTATATTGCCCCGACCTACCGCCAAGCCAAGCTGATTGCATGGGACTACGTCAAAGCCTATACCGCCAAATTGCCCGGCATTGTCCATCGGGAGAGCGATTTGATTGTCAATTTTCCCAATGGCGCACGGATGCAGCTCTTTGGGGCGGATAATCCTGATGCGTTGCGTGGATTATTCTTCGATGGCGTCGTGTTTGATGAATTTGGCCTCCAACCCGCCAATGTCTTCTCCGAAGTGGTGCGTCCGGCGCTCATGGATCGCAAGGGGTGGGCCTTGTTCCTGGGAACCCCCAACGGCAAAAACCAGTTTTATGATGCGGTGCAGACTGCAGAAATGGAAAAAGAGTGGAAACTGCTGACCTTTAAGGCGTCAGACACCGGACTCATCGAAGCCAAAGAATTAGAAGCTGCGAAGCAGGTCATGACGCCCGATGAGTATGATTGCGAGTTTGAATGCTCATTTGAAGCCGCCGTGAAGGGTGCGATTTACGCCGAACAGGTCAAAACAGCCCGTGAAGAGGGCCGCGTCTGTAGAGTCCCCTACGATCCGGCGCTCCCCGTGGACACGGATTGGGACTTGGGTATGGGAGACTCGACCGTCATCATTTTTAGCCAGTCCTTCCGTTCTGGGGAAATAAGAATTATTGATTATGTAGAAAGTAGCGGAGAAGGCTTGCAATATTATGCAAATGTCCTCAAGATGAGGCCATATAGTTATGGGAAGCACTGGGCACCACATGATATAGCGGTGCGAGAACTGGGCACGGGAAAAAGTCGATTGGAAGTCGCAGCCGGTTTTGGTATAAAGTTTGAGGTGACGCCGCGAGTCACAGGGGGTGCGAGTGAAGTCGAAGATGGCATTCATGCCGCCCGTCTCTGCTGGGCAAAATGTTGGTTCGATGAGGGAAAAGCGCGACCATTGATTGAAGCCCTACAGCATTATCGACGTGATTATAACGCCCGATTGGGCGAATTTCGTGCAACCCCGGTCCATGACTGGAGTTCGCACGCCGCTGATGCGTTTCGGGGACTCGCCGTGCGCCACCGTCTGCCGAAAGTGAAACGCAAAGAGCCAGACTTTCTCGATATCCGGGCGACCCCGGAAAGTTGGAGTTGGGTGTGAGCGATAAAAAAATTATTCCTGAAGCGATTGCGCGACTCAAGCTGAGTAAAGAAGCGTATGCCGCGCAACGGGCGCGAGAAGATTCGGACCTCCGTTTTCAGTTACCAGAGAATCAGTGGACGGACGATGCGCTGAAGCAACGCGCCGCGACCCGCGTCGGGAATGTCGACTTGAATGCGCGACCCCATCTCAGCATCTCAAAATTGGACCAACCTATTCAACTTGTTGTGAATCAGCAGCGCACATCCCATCTTGGCGTGCGCGTTCACCCGGTGAGTCCCGATGCTGAGCGAAAAACCGCTTCGATGCTGCAAGATTTGTATCGCGCCATTGAACGTGACTCTCGCGCCAACATTGCGCGGGGGTGGGCATTTGATCGAGCTGTCAAGGCGGGGATGGGCTTTTATCGCGTGAACACCGAGTATGCTGACGACGGCCATGACCCATTTGACCAGAAAATCACGATTGAACGGATTTTACACCAAGAACACGTCCATCTTGATCCCGCAGCGCAGATGCCAGATTGGAGTGATGGAGAGTTTGCTTTTTGCGGGATGTGGATGCCGATCGATAAATATAAGCGCGAATACGGCGACACGGCCTTAGCCTCCTACGGCGAAGACAGCTTGTCAGAATTGGAAGGCACGGTCCCTGATTGGGTGCGGTTAGACGGGAGCGAGCAAAACGCCGTACTGGTGGCCGAGTATTTCCGCAAAACCTACACCAAGAAAACGTGGATCGAGCTGATTGACGGCAGTTATGTCTATGAAGACGAATTGAGCGAGTATGATGTCCCACTAGACGGTGGGCGTCGGAGAGAAGTCGAAGTCCCCAGCGTCATTTGGTCGGTCATTAACGGCATTGAGGAAATCGGGGAGCCGCAAACGTGGAATGGCCGATATATCCCGATTATTCCGGTCATTGGCAAAGAATTACAGCCGTTTAACGCGGATCGCTATTTTACCGGCATGATTGGCCCCGCGAAAGACGGTCAACGACTCTATAACTACGCGGCGACGAACGCGGTGGAGATTGGGTCGCTCGAACCGCGTGCCCCGTGGCTGATGTATGAAGGACAAGACGAAGGCTACGAAGAAATGTGGGCACAGGCCAACACAAGAAATTTCCCCACACTGAAAGTCAAACCGACCTCCATCAATGGACAAGCCGCGCCCTTACCGCAGCGGGTGCCTATTGATGGGAGCCGGTTAAGCGTCTCGATGCAGTTATTGCAGCAAGCCGACCAGTATATTCAGGCCACGACCTCGACCTTCGATCCGAGCCTTGGACGAGGCGGGTCTGATCGCAGTGGGCGGGCAGTGATGGCCCTCCAACAGCAATCAGACGTAGGCACGAGTCATTATCTGGAAAATCTCGCGCAGATTTCGATGACCTATGAAGCGAAAGTGATTCTGGATTTGATTCCGGCGGTCTATGACCGACCGGGTCGCGTTGTCCAACTCGTGACCGGCGAAGACAGTCAATCGTCTGTACTCATTAATGCGCCATTTTTCATGGACCCGACTGAACAGCAGCCAATGCCAATTCCCCCGATGGGGATTCCGTCATTTCCAGCAGGACTTGCACCACCGCCCATGCTTCCTCCCGGAATGCCTCCGATGGGAGGGCCGCCGATGGGTGGCGCTCCTCCGGGGGTTCCTCCGATGGGGCCATTGCCACCGATGGGGCAACCGCTTGAGATGCGACGCATCACGCCAGAAGAGCAGTTTCATGACCTAAAAAAGGGTATTTATGGAGTCGCCATTTCTGTGGGTCGGTCGTTTCAGACGAGGTTGGATGAAGGCGCAGAAGAAATGGGACGTATCCTGCAAGGGAATCCTGCGCTCCTCCCGCTCATTGGCCCGCTCTATTTCAAATATCGAGATTTCCCCGGATCGGAAGAGATTGGGGAGCTGCTCAAGAAGGAACGCCAGCACATGATGCCGTGGCTGGATGAAAATCCTGAGTCGAGTATAGAAGCGCTCAACGCTCAACTCCAGCAGATGGGGCAGCAAGCGCAGCAACTTCAAGAGCAACTCGCAAAAGCCAATGAGTTTATCCAGACCGACCAAGCAAAATATGCGGCCCAAGCTGCGATCGCCAAGGGGAAGGCCGAGGTCGATGTTCACCTCCAAGGGATGCGTGACGCGACAGAAATACAAGTTGAACAGATTCGCGCGATGACCAAAGCCGCCGTCACAGAAACCAAGGGCGTGCAGGAACAGGTTGAACTGGGATCAAAACAGCAGCATGCCACGAATATGGCACGGGAAAATATCGCGCACAGCCAGCAGATGCAATACACCAAAGCGCGAGAAGCCGAAGCGCTTGAATCGCTAAAAGTACAAGGCGAAGTCACGCGGGATGCCATTCGTGCGAAAATCGACGTAGAAAAAGATGAAGCGATTAAGGCGACGCCAGAAGTGAATGTGGATGTAGACCTTCGACCAGGAGAGCGAGGATAATGGCGAGCACCTTTGGAAA